ACTCAGAGCGCCGCATCATGGCTGGCAAGGTTGTGCCTTACGGAACTGAAGTTGGTCACACTTCAGTTGGTAAGGTTATTTTTGCTGCAGGATCAATTGAAATCCCATCAGACAAGAAAATTAAATTGCTCGATGAGCATAATTCAAAAGCGATTCTTGGTTCTGCGGTAAATTTTGTGCAAGGTAATGAGGGAATTCACGCTACCTTTAAATTATCAAAGACTGCACGAGCAGATGAAGCCCTAGCACTAGCATCTGACGGATTAAAAACTGGCTTCAGTGTTGGCGTTGAGCCAATTGAGTCATCAATGGATAAAAATGGCATCAGAATAGTAACCAAAGGAATTCTCCGAGAAGTAAGCCACGTTGCAAGCCCAGCGTTTGCATCGGCTGAAATTTCGCGAGTCGCTGCATCCACCGAGGAAGCAGCAGAACAAACAACAACAAATGAAAGCGAGGAAGTCCAAGTGGAAGAAACCACAAAAGACACCGTTGCGCCTGAAGCAGTAGTAGAGACCCCAGCGGTTGAGGCTTCTCGCCCAACACTAACATTCTCTTCAGTAACAGAGCGCGTAAAGCCAATCTCATCTTCAGAATACCTTGGTGCATCTATCAAGGCTGCTATGGGTGACGAAGAAGCACGCCGCACTATTCTTGCTGCGGATGATTCAACATCAACAAACACTGGTTTAACACTGCCAGCACACTTAACACAATTCATCACAACAACATTCTCAGGACGTCCTGCATTCGATGCAGTAACACGTGCTGGTGCTGTTCCACAACTATCATTCACAGTTCCAAAGATGGGAACTGCTCCAACAACTGCAGCGGTTTCTGAAGGCGGAGCGCCAAGCGAAACTGGAATGACATCTTCTTATGACACTGTAACTGCGGCTAAGTATTCTTCATTAAACCGCGTGAGTTTTGAATTGCTTGATTTTTCAAATCCTGCTTTTGAGCAATTGCTTCTGAATGAAATGAGAAAAGGCTACGAGAAGGCAACTGATGATGCACTTATCGCAGCATTTACTTCTGCAGGAACTCAAGCAACTGGCGTTGCAGCAACTGCCGCTGGTTTGCAATCATTCTTAGCAGTTCAAGCCGCTGCCGCTTATAAGGGGACAGGTGGCGATTATGCCAACAAGTTAGTTGCATCAACTGACCAATGGGCAGCAATCATGGGTTATGCAGATTCAACTGGTCGCAGCCTATACACTGCTCAAAATTCAACTTACAATGCTTCTGGTTCAGCATCAGGTTCAAATGTTGCAGGAAATATCCTAGGCAACGATCTAATCGTTGATCATAACATTGCTACTTCAGGAATTGTTGATGAGTCAGCATTCTTGGTTGCTCCAGCATCAGTTTATGTTTGGGAATCACCAACAACAAATCTACGCGTAAATGTTTTGACTTCAGGCGAAGTTGAAATCAATATGTATGGTTACCTAGCAATTCACGTTGCTAAGGGTGGCGCAGGCGTTCGCCGCTACAACCTAGCGTAATCTCGTTAAGTGGCGCTGGTTAGAAGCCCTGCCAGCGCCACTTAATCTAACTTTGAAAGGATAAAGAATGTCATTAACAACAGTCGCAGAATTGCGATCAGCACTGGGAATTGGCAGTCTTTATACTGACGCATCACTTCAAGAGGTGTGCAATGCTGCAGACAACGTGCTTCTTCCTTTGCTATGGAACAATGAAAATTACATTGTGGCTCATAGCAATCAAGGGACTGTGGGCACTCTTTATTTTTCAGACCCAGTAACGGACGTTTATTACGTTGGGCAAACCGTAGTTATTTCAGGTTGTGGCGCTCATTATAATGGAAGCCAAACCATCACTGGAGTCGGCACTTACTCCATTACCATTGCAACAGATCATTTAACAAATACGCCACGCCATCCAATTGAACCTTATGGCGTTATTACTGCAGATACTTATACTGACTATTCAACCATTCCAGCCATCCAAACCGCAGCGCTTTTAATTTCAATTGACATCTGGCAAAGCAGACAATTGTCATCATCATCTGGCGTTGCTCCAGACGGATATTCTCCAAGCCCATTCTATAAAATGGGTTCTGGACTTACTGCGAGAGTTCGTGGCTTAACTGCTCCTTACTTATCGCCACGCGGATTGGTTGGATAATGGCAGCCGTTACTGCACTCCGACAAACTATTGCATCCGCGCTAACAAACGATGGCGTGTGGTCGGTGTTTTCATACGTGCCAGCCACACCCATCGCTTGCTCAGTTGTAGTCGCTCCAGATGATCCTTATTTAAGCCCATCAAACAACAGTTACAACACTGTTTCACCATTGGCTAATTTCATTATTAAACTTTATGTTCCTTTGGCAGATAACCAAGGCGCACTTCAAATGATTGAAGAATATATGGTTGCAGCCTTCAACAAATTATCTGCATCCGCGATAAAATATAAAATTGGCACTCTGTCTGGCGTATCAGTTGATACAACTGCAGGTGACCTACTGACCGCAGACCTGCGGATCAGCGTCCTAACTTCATGGGAGTAATCATGACTAATCTAACACCAGAGGATTTGGCTTTTCTTGCAAAGATTGGTCAGATCACTAAGGAAGCACCAAAGCCAATTAACAAGAAAGATGAGGAATAATCGATGGCTATATTTCTTAACAACAAGGTAGGCTTCAAATTGGGTTCTGTCGATTTTTCAAATCACGTAACCAGTTTTCAATTAAACCGTAAAGCAGATCAGGTTGAAGTAACTGCTATGGGCGATACCGCGAGAAAATACGTTTCTGGATTGTCAGCAGACGTCATTACAGTATCACTCTTGAATGACACTGCATCATCTTCAATTCTGCAAACACTTCAAGCAGCATACGGCACAACAGTTGCTTTCACTGCTATCCAAGATTCATCTGCTGCAGTATCAGCAACAAACGTTCTTTACTCAGGCACAGTGCTAGTTGATAACCTAACTGATATCAACGGCGCAGTTGCAGATGAAGCAACTATTGATTTGACACTTACTTGCAATAGCAAGACAACAGTCGCAACATCAGGAACTTGGTAATTTAAAAAAATAGAAAGGGCTTCACAATGGCAGCAAAAGTTATAATCACTAAGATTACTGGGGAAGTCGAAGAAATTTTGATTACCCCAGCAATCGAAGTGGCATTTGAGAACAAAACAGGCGAAGGGTTCTTTAAGACCCTAGTTGAGCAACAAAAGCAGTCAGACGCATATTGGTTGGCTTGGGAAGCAATGCGCAGATCAGGACAAACAGTAAAGCCATTTGGCGATGAATTCCTTGATACTCTTAAAAAAGTAGAAGTGGTGGCAGCCGACCCTTTGGCTTAAAGCGGGATTCCATTCATTATACAATCGCTGCTTTGGCAGTCGAAACTGGGATTCCGCCTAGTGAGTTTGAGAACATGAGCGAAAGAATGTTTAAAAGCATTTTGATGGTTATGAGGGATAGAGCGAAAGAGATCGAACGTGGCAGCACAAATAAAAGGCGGACAAGCGCTTAGGAAAGCCTTGCGCAAGTTTGAGCCTGATCTTCAAAAAGAAGTTCAAGCCACAATGTCATCTTTTCTAAAGCCTATCGTTCGTAAGGCTCGTGGTTATATTGATTCAGCACCACCATTAAGCAATATGGTTAAAGGGCACACAGTCTTTAAATATGATGCTAAATTGATGCGTGGTGGTATTGGATACAAAACTACACCAAGCAAGACAAATAGACGCGGATTTTCTTATGCTGCGAGTATAATGAACAAGACTGCCACAGGTGCTATTTATGAAACTGCAGGACGCAAGGGTTCTGATGGACAACCTTGGGTTGGACGTGGTAAGGATATTTTTAATCACAAAGTATCCCATTCCGTTAATAAAGATGCAGGAAGAGATTTTATTAACTCTTTAGGCAAGGTAGTTGGCAGAAAACCAAAGTTAATGGGACGTTATATGTTCAAGGCTTGGGATGAAGATCAAGGCAGAGCAACTCATGCAATCATGAAAGCACTAGAAAACTCAGCAGCAAAGTTTAAGCAAAGAAGAGGAATATAATGGCAACACCAGATTTAGTAATTGGTATTGGCGCTGAATATATTGGCAAGCCAGCCTTTGATAAGGCTAATAAATCAATTTCTGGACTTGATAAAAGTGTTGCTAAATTAGGTAAAACATTTGCTGGACTTTTTGCTGCCCAAAAACTTATTTCATACGGCAGGGCTTCCGTTCAGGCTTTCAATGCTGATAATCAATCTGCTAAACGTTTAACTGCAACTTTAGATTCTTTAGGATTAGCCTTTGAGGACAGTCGTGTTAAAACTCTCATTGGTAACATGGAGAAAACCTATAAGGTTGCAGATGATCAGTTGCGTCCAGCCATGCAGTCACTTCTTCAAGTCACTGGATCAGTGTCTAAGTCTCAATCTATACTTGAGACTGCATTAAACGCTTCTGCTGGTTCTGGAACAGATTTAGCAACAACTACTCAGGATTTAGCACAAGCCTATGTTGGAAATTTAAAAGGATTAAAGAAATATAATCTTGGTTTAACCAATGCTGAACTTGCAGGAAAATCATTTGCTCAAATCCAAGATTTAATAAATCAAAAATTTAAAGGACAGGCTGCAATAAAGGCTGCCGATCCAATGAACCAGTTGGCTTTAGCAGCCGATAATGCCAAAGAAACTATTGGTAAAGGTTTAGTTGATGCAATCAATTCTGCCGTTGGTGCTGGAACTGGTTTAAATGATATTTCATCAAATATGGATACTCTTGCTAAATCTACTGCTGGAGTAATCAAAGCAATTGGCAGTGTTGCTGGATTTGTTGCTTATGGAGTAAAAGGTTTAGTAAATAGTGGTGCAGCCACAAAAGAATTATTGACTGGTAAGTCAAATCCACAAATGGCTAGAGGTCAATATGCTCGCGGTGGTGGAAAGGCAATTGATACTGCTGCTGCTAAAAGAGCGCAATCCGAAAAAGAACAAATTGCTCGCAATAAAGAAATAGCAAAACTTATGCAAGCCCAAGCAGTTCAGGCTGCTTTGGCTGCTAAGGCAAAGAAGGAAGCAGCAATTCTGGAAAAGGCTAACCAACTTTTCAACATTGATTTAATTCAAAATATCGCTGCACTTCAAGGCAAAGTTTCTGAAGAAGATAGATTGAGACTTAAGACACAACAAGAACTTCTTTTAGGCAATGCTCAAAGCGCTGGCGAATTAGCCATGAAACTTCTTGAAGTTCAAAAGCAAGCGATGTTGGCACGTCAGGCTGATCCATTCCTTGGTTGGACTGATAGCACCAAATCTGCCCTAGATGCAATCCAGAAGATGATTGATGCGCTTAAGAACCTTGGAATTGCTCAACAAATGGTTGGCTATAGCCCTACCATCTCAACTGCGGCAGGAACGTTCTACACCACTTCAACTGGCGTTAAATCTACTTCTCCTAGCATTGGAACGTCCTATGGATACTTTGCTGGAACGGCTGCAGGAAAATATGGATCAACTTCAACTTACACACCAACCTCAGTTGATGTTAATTTAAACATTGTCAATGGCAATTTAACTGCAGACCTACAAAATCAAAGCGTGACTGGGACACCAGCAAGCCTTTCACGCATTAACCCAATCAACAACGGCTAATGAGTTATCCAGTAACAGTCGGCGCGACATTTGACTTTTCAAATGGCGCGACATTTGGATACCCAATTATTCTTGACGATGTCCAAAATGCCCGATTAGGTTATGGAACTCTTGGTGAGTCAATCCCACGCATTGTTGATATTTCAGGTCAAGTAATGTCTATTAAAATCTTGGGTGGATATAACCTTCTAAGAGATCAATTTGAAGCCGCTAATGCAATCTTTAAAATTGCTGATGAAACAGGCGCATGGAATCCAATGAATTCCTCAAGTCCGTATTATCCAGACTTAGTGCCATTGCGTAAAATTCGTGCTTATGGAGTTTATAACGGCGTAACTTCTTATATCTTTTCAGGTTATGTGACTTCTTATGAATACACTTACCCTAAAGACCAAGATGTGGGCTATGTCACAATCAATGCAACTGATGGTTTCCGTCTGCTTCAAATGGCAAACGTAACTACAATTGCTGACTCTGGTTCTGGTCAAGATACTGGCACACGCATCAATAAGATTTTGGATCAAATTGGCTTTCCATCATCATTGCGTGAAATTACAACTGGCGGTTCTGAGACTATCTGCCAAGCAGACCCAGCAACCAACAGAACTGCCCTAGATGCAATCAAGATGGTCGAATTCACTGAGCAAGGCGCGTTCTATATGAATGGCGAAGGTGCTGCAGAATTCCATTCTCGCGCATGGCTCATGGCTCAATCTGGTAAAGACCCAGTGTTCTTTTCAAATGATGGAACTGGTATTTCCTATTTCAACATAGTCCCTAAACTGGATGATAAATTGATCATTAATGAAGCCAATGTTCAGACCATAGGTGGAACTGCTCAAATTGCTTCAAATGCTGACTCCATTGCCAAATACTTCCCACACTCAATCACTCAGCAAAACATTGTGGCTTTGAATGATTCTGATGCCCTAAACATTGCTAAGAACTATGTTGCGACACGCGCTGAAACTGCTATTCGCATTGACTCAATGACTTTGGACTTAAGCACTCCTGACTATGAGACTGGCATCCAAGCCGCCTTAGCAGGGGACTTCTTCCAAACCTTTCGCATCAAGAACGTTGCCCAAGATGGCACGATCATTGATCGAACCCTTCAGGTGGTGGGCATATCCCATGATATTAGCCCATCCCAATGGCGCACTACTTTTACCACGTCCGAGCCAATCGTTGGCTCTTTCGTGCTTGATTCGCCAATCTATGGCGTAATTGGGGACTATAATTCTGTTCTAGGATACTAAGGAGACATAAGTGGCAATTACAGGCATGCCTTATTCAACAGGTGACGTTTTAACGGCAGCGGACATGAACGCATTGGTGGCATTTTCAACTTCAACCCAAACTGCGGATTACACTCCAGTTCTTAATGATCAATATCAAACATTGGTATTGATGAACAAGGCTACTGCGGTGAATTTCACTATCCCAACAAATGCCTCAGTGGCATATCCAGTTGGCACAGTTATCACAGTATTAAACATTGGTGTTGGTGCTTGCACAATTAAGGCAGTCACTTCGGGAACTACAACAGTTTTATCTGCTGGTGCAACTGCTGCTCAACCATCAGTGGCTCAATACAAGTCTGCCGCTTGCATTAAAACTGCAACAGATACTTGGTATGTGGTAGGCGCAATTGCTTAATTCAGTCGTTGGATTATTAAGCGGTGGGGCTGCAACCAGTTCAACCGCTTATGAATCTATTGCCACAACTATTGTGGGTGCTGGTGGAACTTCCACAGTGTCTTTCTCATCAATTAGTTCTGCTTATACCCATCTTCAAATTCGTTATATTGCCCTTGGAAGTTCAGGCGGCGGAACAATGACTTTCAATAGCGATACTGCAACAAATTATTCACGCCATTATTTGGAAGGAACTGGTGCTGCTGCAACTTCAGGAGCATCTACTTCCGCTGCAAATATGGCAATAATTAACGGAAGTGGAACAGCCAATACTCCAGCAGTTGGAATTATAGATGTGTTGGATTATGCCAATGTTAATAAATACAAAACTGTAAGAGAATTAACTGGCATTGATATAAATGGTGCTGGTGGCTTTATTGATTTATTCTCAGGAAACTGGCGTTCAACTTCTGCGGTTTCAACAATTACAATTACTGCTGCTACTACTTTTTCTCAATATTCATCATTCGCCCTATACGGAATTAAGGGAGCATAATGGCAACTACTTACGAGCCAATTGCAACTACTACTTTAGGTAGTGCAACAAATTCAGTGACTTTCTCATCAATTCCTTCAACCTATACTGATTTGGTGTTGGTTATGAATTATTCTTCATCTGCTTCTGCAACTGCTTTCTCTTATAGATTAAATGGAGATACTGCTTCCAATTATTCCGAAACCGAACTTATTGGAAACGGCACATCTGCAACTTCTGTCAGATATTCAAACCAAACTGGCGGAGATATTGGAAATTCAATCACAAGTTCTACTGCAGGAGCGACTAATACAATTGTTCATTTTATGAATTATTCAAATACTTCAACATATAAAACCGCCTTATGGAGAAGTAATAATGCTGGAACTGCCACACAAGCAGGTGTCACTCTTTGGCGTTCAACTTCTGCTATAAATCAAATTGTTCTTTCACTTAGCGGAAGTTTTTCATCAACCCCAACGGCAAATATTGGCTCAACCTTCACCCTTTACGGAATAAAGGCGGCATAATGGCAGCGACTTATACTTTAATTACTTCATCAACAGTTGGTGCTGGTGGGGCTGCCAGCGTGACATTTTCGTCAATTCCGCAGACTTATACGGATTTATTATTAGTTGTAAGTTCTAGATGTGATGTTGCTGCAACCCAAGCAGCGCTTTGGATATATTTTAATAATGATAATGCTGGTTCTCGTTCCGATAGAGAACTTCAGGGAGATGGAAGTTCTGTTACTTCTGGAGTAGATTCAGGACCAATTAAAATTGGTAGAAGTAATGGAGCAACTTCAACTGCTAATACATTTAGTAATATTGAAGTATATATTCCTAATTATACATCTTCTAATTATAAATCTTATTCTAGCAATTCAGTTCAAGAAAATAATGCTACAACTGGTTATCAAACAATGTTGGCAGGATTGTATAACGCATCTACAACCGCTATTTCAAGAATAGATTTGTATAACAATAGCAGTGCAAATTTCGTTCAATACTCAACCTTTTACTTATATGGAATCAAGAACTCATAAGGAGATAACATGGCAGACAAGCAAATAGCAGTTGAAATCAATTGCGAAACAGGCGAAGTAATCGAGCGCGAATTAACTGCGGAAGAAATCGCTGACCGCGAGAAGGCTGCGGCTGAGTTCGCTAAGGCTAAGGCAGATGAAGATGCTGCTATCAAGGCTAAGGCTGACGCTCGCAAGGCTATCGCTGACAAATTGGGACTTAGCGAGGAAGAACTTGCCACTCTCATTAACTGAGATTGCCACTAAAGAGATCGGTTATGCCGAAGGCAAGAACAATGCTAATAAGTATTCCAAAGCCCTAGGCAGACCAGCCGAAAGTTGGTGTGCCGATTTCGTTGTGTGGTGCATGAAACAAGCAGGACATGAAAAGAAAATCCTGAACTCAGCATCAGTCATTGAGATCACAAATTGGGCTAAGAAGAACGCTTTGCAGATTAACCCTAAGTTGGCTCGTGAGGGTGACATCATTTCATTTGATTTCACCCATACTGGCAAACCACAACATATAGGGATTGTGGCAAAGCAGTTCGATATTAAAAAGAATTCTGTGGAGACGATTGAGGGCAATACTTCCGCAGGGCAGGGCAGTCAGAGTAATGGGGATTGCGTTGCACATAAGGTGCGTGGGCTTCCGTATATCTACCAAGTGTTTAGACCAAAATACTAGGAGAATAAAGTGAAAGAACTGATTTTAATTACCATTGGTGGTTTTAGCCTTGCAGCCATTCGTGCTGCAATCAAGTCTTATCGTGCCCATAAGGCTGCAGGTGACATTGTGGCAGATGCCATTGAAGCAGGGCTTGACGCGGTAGATAAGAATGACAACTAACGGCTTCATAACTCTTTATCTTTCAACCATCGGGATCATCGGTGGGCTTTCAGCATTTGTAATCAATCATTTGCTTGGTGAAATTAAAATGCTTCATAAGCGTGTCGATGACATTTATTCATTACTTCTAGAAAGACAATAATCCTATGGCTTCCAACCGTAAGGCTGTGCGTAAAGTCAGAACCGTAAAGGAAGATGATTACACGCCACTTGAAACTTATTTCATTACAATGAATGAAATATACAAAGCAGCACGCAAGGCTGGCTTTACGGTTGAAATCGCTCTCGCCATAATGGCGGATAAGTCATACCTACCTGACTGGATGACTCCATCTAGTCCCGACACAATCGATCCGAGCGAATTCGATGAAGAGGATGACGATTAAGCGTTTTGTTATTACGCCAGATTTGCAAGTCCCATTTCATAGTGAGCGCGGCACTAATTTGCTGGCTCGCTTTATTGATCGCTTTAAGCCACACTACTCAATCTGTATCGGTGATGAAATCGATATGCCACAACTGGGATCATTTAACGCTGGCTCAGTTGGGGAACTTGAAGGCAACCTGCATGA